ACACAGGTTCACAGATTCTTGAGATCCTTGAGTCTATCTCACAGGGCGCTAATGAACAGCAAGTAGCACAAGTCGCCAATGAGCCAACACTTATGGAATTGGAGTTCTGATCATATAAGGGCCATATATAGAGGCCTTATATAAGGGGGCCTATATAGCACCCCCTTAGAGTTACTCACCTCGAATTGACCCCTATAGTGTGAGGGGCACAGGACACCCATTCATCACTCCCAAGCGAGTCAGTTGGCAACTCTACTGCTGGTGATAAACTCACACAAATCTTTTCTAAAACACTCAACTCATGCGTATTGCACTCTCTGTTGTTATTGTTCTCTTAGGTCTTAACTTAGTTATTGACCTGCTAGATTCTCCACTAAGAGAAGTCATCGAGAATAGAAATGAAACTATTCAAAGGCAGATTGATTCTATGTGAGCTTTACCGCTAATTCGCATATAGTGTGAGCTCTTAAGTAACACATAGGGAGGACAATCTCTCCTCCCTCAGATATAACACTATCAAAACAGTTAGTGTTAACAACTTGACAAATTGCAGCTGTTATGTTATACTTAGCGATGAGCAGTTAGTATGCACAAGCGGCAGTGTTTTGAGATTTTCGATGTTATCCTTATGACCGCATAGCGATCGCCCATAAAAGAAAATGCGGCTTGTCTAACCTACAAAGGTGACAATCCGGCCTTAATATATTGCAAAGAAAAAAAAATCCCATATATAAAAAAATCCCCCCGAGGTTTGCAGACCGTATGAGTATTTCAAAGTTATATCACATATATTTGAGGGATGAATGTATCATGCCTTCGTTAGACAAGGAGAAGTTTAAGTATAACTGGGAGTGTTTAAATGTGATAGTAGGTTTATTAAAGACTGACTATGTAGCTGAGGATCTCTCATATGAGGTAGTGGAAGTACTACATGAAAGAGAGGATATCAGTAATCTGTCAGATACTAGTTGTTAACTTGACAGACACTAAATATCGAAGTATAATAAAAATTGAACTGGAGTGACACTACAGCATGGCTAAGGGATTTACAGTCAAAGCATCAACACCAAAGAAAAAGGAAGAAGGTCCTGAGTGGGATTATGATGCAATCAAAGAAAGAATGAGAGGGAAGGCAATTGTATTTTGTCTACCTGGAAGGGGATGTAGTTATGCATTCATGAAGAACTTTGTACAGTTATGTTTTGATCTTGTACAAAACCAGATGAGTATTCAGATTAGTCAGGATTACTCAAGCATGGTGAATTTCGCACGATGTAAGTGTCTCGGCGCCAATGTCTTGAGAGGGCCTGACCAAATTCCATGGGATGGAAAGTTACAGTATGATTATCAGTTATGGATTGATAGTGATATTATTTTCAACACTGAGAAGTTCTGGCAATTATGTGATGTAGCATTAGATGCTGATGGAACTGAGCGGCCTATTAGTGCAGGGTGGTATTCTACGGAAGACGGGCGGACAACCTCTGTTGCACATTGGTTAGAGGAAGATGATTTCCGTAATAATGGCGGAGTGATGAATCATGAGATGGTTGATGGTATTAGTAAGCGTAAGAAGCCATTTACTGTAGACTATACTGGATTCGGATGGGTATTAATTCAGAAGGGTGTCTTTGAGAATAAAGGTATGACGTATCCATGGTTTGCTCCTAAGATGCAAGTCTTTGAGAGTGGTGCCGTACAGGATATGTGTGGAGAGGATGTAAGTTTCTGTCTTGATGCAATTGAATCAGGATATGAGATTTGGTGTGATCCACGTATTCGTGTTGGTCATGAGAAAACCCGAGTTATCTAAACACTAATGGCAAATCAATTTAAAGTTGATCAATCAAAGGAATTTGCTTCAAAGATGACATTAATTACTGATGTAAGTAGTGATAAGTATTTGAAGCAATACCGACAACATCTACAAAACCAAGCTCAATTAGAATCAATTTATAAGGAGAACTAGATTATGGCAAAGATTCGAAAGTCTCTATTGGGACAAACGATGATTGAATCTCAACCAAAGAAAACTCGACAAGGTTGTGGTGCACATACTAAGTACGCTGCAAGTAGTCGTAATGGCAAAAGGAAGCGCTATCGTGGACAAGGAAGAGGATAAGTATAAAATGACTGTTGAGGATGAGTGGTCATCTATTCATCCTCAAGATTTATGGATTTATAATAAGTTACAGGTGAGTCGGGTATTAGGATATGAGTGTGGTCCAATGGGTCACATCGTACCTAGACCCGATTTTTATATTGTTCGACCATGTATTAATTTCATGGGTATGGGTCGTCATGCTCGTATTGAATATCTTGAAGGTGATACTGAACATCTACATCCAGCTGAGTTCTGGTGTGAAGTATTTGAAGGAGAACATATATCAGTTGATTATTACAAGGGACAACAGGAGTTAACTGTAAAGGGTGTGAGAGACCCTCAGGACCCTCTGTATAAGTGGAAGAAGTGGTATAAGGTAGATAGAGTGATACCATTACCTAAACTACTACAGAACCTAGATTACAATTGGATTAATTGTGAATTTATTGGTAACAAATTAATTGAGATACATTTAAGAGGTAATCCAGATTTTAGATATAATAATGATTCAGTTATTCCAGTATGGGAAGGAGATAGTGTTAACACCTACATAGAAGATACTGAGTATCATCGATTAGGGTTTATTATAGATGGATAAGAATTTTCTAAGAGAGATTAATCACGATCAGCAGACACCAAAGAATACCAAGAAGGTTCGTGAGGATGGGTTTTATGAAGCATCTGAAGCTGATTGGAAAGACTTCTGGGAGAATGATGATAACAAGCAAACATTGATTGATTAAAAGATTGGGTTTAGTGTAATAAATAACTCATAATTGTTGTGGAAACATTACGTGCCTGTCCAAAGAGTCAGTCAAGGTTTTAGAGATGTAAGTGCATCATTCAAGATCAACCCGTTAAATCTCGATTTAATTGCGTTGAGAAACGAGAATGCCATTGCACGATCAATTCGTAACTTAATTTTTACTATACCTGGTGAGAAACCATTTCAACCTAATGTTGGTTGTAATGTCACTAATCTGTTATTTGAAAATTTAGATAGACTTACCGCCAGTTCAATTGAATCTGAAATTAGGAACACAGTTAACAACTTTGAACCTAGAGTCCGTTTAAGAACTGTTATCGTCAATCCAAATTTTGATGATAATATCTTTGAAGTAACTCTTAAGTATGACATCGTAGGTATCGATCTTCCTCGACAACAATTATTATTCGCATTACAGCCCACTAGGTAAATGCCCTTAGTCAATTTTAGCAACTTAGATTTTGATCAGATAAAGACTTCCATCAAGGATTATCTCCGTGCAAATTCAAACTTCACGGACTATGACTTTGAGGGATCTAATCTATCAACTATTCTAGATACGTTAGCTTACAACACGTATATAACCTCATATAATGCCAATATGGTATCTAATGAGGTATTCATTGATAGTGCCACCTTAAGAGAGAATGTGGTATCTCTAGCACGTAATATAGGGTATGTACCTAGGTCCAAGAAAGCTTCTTGTGCAACAGTTTCTTTTACAGTAAACGTTTCAAACACCACAGCTGTAGCAGTAACACTTAAGGCAGGTGCAGTGATGGCATCTAGGTCAGTTGGTGTGAATAGTACGAAGAATTTTATATTCTCAATTCCAAACGATATTACCGTTCCAGTTAACTCTTCTGGATTTGCAGACTTCTATAATATCAAAATATACGAAGGAACGTATGTTGCCCAAACATTTACTGTCGATAGTGCGAATGTAAATCAAAAATTTGTACTACCTAACTCAGGTATTGATACTGATCTATTATCTGTTGTCGTAAGAGATACACAAGGATCAACGGTAACTAGAAAGTTTGAACTATTCAATAGTTTGTTTGATGTTACTGCGTCTACTAGAGCATACTTTATTCAAGAAATTAGTCAAGAAAGATACGAACTATTATTTGGTGATGGAATATTTGGCGTCAAGTTAGATAATGACAATGTTGTTGAAGCAAGTTATATCATTACCAATGGTCAATCAGCTAATAATATTAATAAATTTGCATTTATAGGTAATCTAAAATCTAGTTCTGGAGATACGATTAGTTCTGGTGTATCGATTGTAACTACGGAAGTATCTTCTGGTGGTGGTAAACCAATCGAATCTATTGATTCTGTCAAGAAGTATGCACCTCAAATTTACGCGTCACAGAATAGAGCTGTTACTGCTGCCGACTATGAAGCATTGATTCCACAGATTTATCCTGAAGCAGAGTCAGTTTCAGCATTTGGTGGTGAAGATTTAACTCCACCTTCATATGGTAAGGTATTTGTAAGTATCAAACCATATAATGGTGTCTTCCTATCAAGTGATATCAAACAAAACTTACAACAACAGATGAGAAAATACTCTGTTGCTGGTATTTTATCTGAGATTGTTGATCTAAAGTATTTGTACATCGAACCAAACTGTACAGTATATTACGATTCGAATCTGGCCCCAACTGCTTCATTCGTTCAAAATCTAACTACAACTAATATTGTTAAGTATTCCGAATCATCGGATGTCAATAAGTTTGGTGGAAGATTTAAATACTCCAAATTTCAAAAAGTAATTGATCAAAGTCACGAATCTGTAATGTCAAACATTACAAATATTGAGATTAGACGAGATATTAATACTCAACTGAATACTTTTGCTGAGTATGAATTATGCTTCGGTAATCGGTTCTATATAAGAAACCACGGACATGGTGCAAACTTCAATGGAAATCTCGTTGGGTATAATATCAAATCATCCGGTTTTACTGTCAGTGGTATTAGTGGAACTGTATACCTTGGTGATAGTCCGGTTGGTAATTTAAGTAAGGGGACTGTATTCCTGTTCAAACTGAAGTCTTCGTCAGAACCATATATTGTAAGACAGAATGTGGGTACAATTGATTATAATAAGGGTGAGATTAAACTTAACCCAATTAATATTATATCGACACTGGTGAATAGAGGTACTCCTTTGATCGAAGTTTCTGCATGTCCGTACTCAAATGATGTGATTGGTCTTCAAGATCTCTATCTACAATTGGATGTAAATAATACAGTAGTTAACGTTGTTGCTGACAATATTTCTTCTGGAAATGATGTTTCAGGAACCAACTATATTGTTTCTTCTAGTTATGGCTCTAACATTTTGGTTAGAGGGCAGTCCGTATTTGAAAATGAAGTAGGTCCTATGTCTACACCAACTACTCCTTCTAATACAATCACATTAGCAGGTAGATCAACTACTATAAGTAGAAGTCCCAGATCATCATCATCATCATCTTACTAATAAGAAGTCAGAATACAAATGACAGTAGATAGAGTTAAATTTCAAGAAATCGTTGAAAGTCAACTCCCTAGGTATGTTAGGGAAGACTTTCCACTACTAGGCGATTTCATTAAACAATATTACATCTCTCAAGAATTTGAAAGTGGTCCTATTGATGTCCTTAATAATATTGATCAGTACGTAAAAGTAGATCAATTATGTGATGTTGTTGATTCTACTAAACTTACTAGTTCATTAGATACTGTTGACACTACTATTGTTGTAAGTTCTACTGAAGGATTTTCAGACAATAATGGTATCATTCAAATTGATAACGAAATTATATTCTATCAATCCAAAACTTCAACCACATTTGTAGAATGTTCTAGAGGTTTTAGTGGAGTTACAACATATATTACTTCTGGTTCACCAGATGAACTGACATTTTCTTCAACGATTGCAGAATCTCATGCCACTGATGCAACTGTTAAGAATTTAAACATACTTTTTCTCAAAGAATTTCTCACTAAACTCAAAAGACAGGTAACTCCAGGGTTTACTGATAGAAATTTTTATACAGGATTAGATAAAAGAAATTTTATAATTAACTCTGATAGTTTTTACAAGTCAAAAGGTACTGAACAATCTTACGAAATACTTTTCCGAGCATTATATGGAGAAGATGTAGAACTTATTCGTCCATCGAAATTTCTTTTAACACCGTCTAATGCAAATTATAAGATCACTAAAGATTTTGTTGTAGAACAACTTCAAGGTGATCCTCTTGATTTGAAGAATCTTACAATATACCAAGACCTAACTGGGGCCAGAGGATCTGTTACTAACGTTCAACAGATACCTTATGAGAATTTTCAGTTTTATCAGATCAGTATTGACTCCGGTTTTGCCCGAGATAGTGATGTAAGTGGTTCTATCTACGGTCAATTTAAGCCAAATCCACTTACAAAAGTCTTAAATGAGGTAAGTGTTGGTTCAACTATCATCGATGTTGACTCTACAATCGGATTTCCAGAGTTTGGTAATCTTAATGTATTAGATATTGATGATAATGAGGTATCTATTGCGTATAGTGGTAAAACTTTAAACCAATTTTTTAATACAAGTGGTGTTATTGGTGAAATTGCAAAGAAAACTAATCTAACTTTAGACACATATTCATATGCATACGTCGGTATTGATACTACTCAGCAGATAAGAGTCCGATTTACTGCTGCAGTGAGTGATTTTATCCCCAATGGACCCAATTATTACTACAAACCACACGATACGGTAGAACTGAAGTCTCTTGGATTGCAATCTAAGACGAAAAAGTCAAACAATTACGTTTTAAATGTAAAAACTAACTGGGATGTTATAGAATCTAGTGTTATTGATGCAAATGCCTTTGTATATGAGTTCGAATTTGCAAAAGATCACTTTTTAAGAGAGGGTTATGATGTAAGATATGAGAATTTAGACCAAACTTACTCTATTTTTGGTACAGTTTCTAGAATTCTTTCTTCAAAAAAAATTAGAGTAACTTTTTCACAACAAATTAACCTAACAGGTCAGTTTACAATTGAAAATCAAACATTGAAAGGTGAGTCTCAGACATATCCTTATCTGAATAGCTATATTGCGAACGTTCAGAACACATATTCTAAGTACAATGATGATCTAATCATTGCATCTAACTCTATTCCAAAGTACGATAACCTTGAAACTAACCCATATGATAAAAAAATAACTTTTAGTGCAAATCTTCTTTCAACAAACGAACTAAAATTACCAGTTAACCCCACATCAAGACCTGATCATGGATATTATACTGGAGATGCAGTATATTTTACCTCTGCAGGAAATGGTTTTGATGATGTACCATCTGCATCGTATTTTGTTTTTAGAGTTGATGAGGAGACTATTAAACTTTCTAGAAGTAAAGCTGATCTATCTAGAAAAATTTATATCACATTTAATGGTTCTGTAGTTGATGCATCTATTTCATATCTAGATTTCTATGATAAGAACATAGAACCTCAAGGTTTGTATAGACAGATTTTAAAACCAATCAATGATGGTAAGGATTATAATACTAGAGCCGGCCATACCGGTATGTTTATCAATGGTGTTGAACTATTAAACTACAAGGCACAAAGTAGTGTTTATTATGGAGCAATCAATAGTTTGTCCATGACCGCCGGTGGTGATGGATATGACATTATCAATCCACCATTATTGGTAATTAATGATGAAGTTGGATCGGGTGCAACAGGATTCTGTAATGTAAAAGGGTCACTTATAAGACTTGATGTTACAGATCCCGGTCTTGGTTATTACGAACCTCCAACAATCTCTATTAGTGGTGGTAATGGATCTGGTGCTCAAGCTGAACCAAGAATGATTTCAATCAAACATGAAAATTCATTCTTTTCAGACTTTCCATCTCAGGTTGATCTTGTCAATAATACAATTACTTTCCCAAGTGACCATAAGTTTTTGGATGGTGAAGAGATAATCTATGAGCCAAGAGGAGCCGAAATTATTACAGGTCTTGCTACTGGAGGATCGTACTATGCTCGAGTTACTAGTCAAACTGCAATTAAACTTCATATCACTGAGGGTGATGCCTTTATTGGTATTAACACGGTTAATCTCACCAAATATGGTTCCGGCACACAATACTTTGTTGCATCAGATCTAAAACAAGTTGTATCTTCTGTCGTAATTACTAATCCAGGACAAAATTACGAAAATAAAAGAAGAACAATTCCTACCGTAGGTGTTAATACTGTATCTAATCAAGTAGAGATTGTAAATCATGGTTATCAATCAAAAGAAATTGTAAAATATACAAGACCCGATACTGGTGATAGAGTTATTGGATTATCTGAAACTACTGAGTATTATGTTGTCAAAGTTAATGATGATGCATTCTCTTTAGTAGAGGTTGGAGTTGATCCCGTCGCAACAGATTATTACTTTGACAATGGTATCATTGTTAACTTCAGCAATGAAGGTTTAGGTTCTTTTAACTATCCACCAATTACTGTAACAGTTGAAGGTGCTGCCGCGTCTTATGATAAGACTTTTGTTGAAGATTACCAAGAATTGTTCATAATCGAATCTCCGATTGAAGAAAATATTACAACTCCAGTATTTGTTCTTGCATGGACAGATACCGAAGCAGAGATTACAAATAATAGTTCAGTAATAGATGAATTCTATGTAGAAGTAAATGAGGGTTCTAATTGGTTGATTAGTGATGATCCATTCATTGGCAATATTCTTTTGTACGATGCCAAACTCCAACCAATTTTTAGAGGGTCTGTTGAGACCATTGATTTAACTTCAAATGGTGTTGGTTATGGTTCTTCAGATATTGTAGATTTTGTGAGACAACCAGAGATTATATTTGATGCAGGGGTTAATGCAAAATTAACTACTATCATCAATAATGGCAAAATTGTGGAAGTCGTTGTTAATACTCCCGGTAGTGGATACAATTCTCCTCCAGATTTGCAGATTGTTAGTGATACTGGTAACTATGCTGTTTTAATTCCGATAATTGAAGATGGTTCTATTAAGAGCATACTAATATCAAAAGGTGGTACTGGCTATGTTGCAGGAAAGACAAGTGTCAATGTGATACCATCTGGTGGTGGTGCTAGAGTAAATGCAAATATTCAGGCTTGGAACATAAATCTATTTGAAAAGAACTACAATAATATACTCGATGATGATGGCATAATTGAAGAAAATCTTTCCAATGAATCATTAGAGTATTGTGCTACATATCTACCTAGGGCTCTTCGTAGGTCTTTGAATGTAATCAATGGATTTGATAAAGATAATGAACTATATGGTACTTTTGACTTAAGTTTTGATTCACAGACTGGTGGAGAAGTTGATAACATTTATCACTCACCTATTGTTGGATGGGCATATGATGGAAATCCAATATATGGACCATATGGATTTAAAAATATTGACGGTACTGGTTCTATTTCAAGGATGTCGTCTGGTTATAAATTACAAAAAGTTCAAAAGGGTAGACCTCCATATGGGTCATTCCCCAATGGTTTCTTTGCCAATGACTATATCTTTAGTGGAGATGGTGATTTAGATATTCATAATGGAAGATTCTGTGTAACACCAGATTATCCAAATGGAACATATGCATACTTCTGTACCATTTCCGAAGGAAATGACTCTAGTGGACCATTCAATAACTACAGAAGACCTGTATTCCCTTATGTAATTGGTGATACCTATAAGTCAACACCTATTGCATTCAACTTTTTAGCAAGATCTAATCAGACTGATTATGATATTGAAGGTAAAGGTTGGTTTAGAAATACTAAGTATTACTATACAAATGGTGGACAGAGTGGATATGATTATATCTTCAACTCTAACACAGTAAGAAAACAAACTATTGATATTACTGCAACAACTGCAGGAACTATTGACTCTATTACAGTCTTTGATCCTGGTAGTGATTACCAAATTAATGATAGAGTTATATTTAATAACACTAAAACTGGTGGTAGTAATCTAAATGTTAAGGTTTCTCAGATTGGGGGTAAAACAGTAAATGCCGTAAGTCTTGCAACAACTTCTATTGAAGATGTTGAGATTTATCCAAGTACCGGTTCTAATCAATTTATTGGTCTGACTTCGGTACCACATAATTTTCTTCCTGGTAACATCATTTATATCGATGGCCTGTCTGAGACGTATAAGAACTTACAGGGTTCTTACAGTGTTGGTGTAAGTAGTGATAGATGGTACACTTCGTTAGGCATCTCTACAGGTCCTGTGACGGGTATTGTGACCTATGTCTATGTTTCTGGTTCACTTGATGAATCCATTGTAGCACCCGATGATATTCTAAGAATTGAATCTGAAAAACTTAAGGTTTTAAATATCGATAAAACTTCGAGTAGAATTCGAGTTTTAAGAGGTTATGATAATACTTTTGCGGTAGTACATAGTGCCGGTACATTAGTTCGAAACGATCCTAGAAAACTATCATTTACTGCAACAGGTATTGTTACTACAAAAGAACTAACAACCAATAGACAAATTTATTTTGAACCAAACGAGGCAATAGGCCTTGGTACTGCAACTGTTGGTACTGCCACAACGTTAGTTTTCGCTAATCCAGGTGTGGGTCAGACTCAACTGAGAGTTGATCAACAACAAATCTACATTCCAGATCATAGATTGGGATTGAACACTCCCATTGTCTATTATACTAATGGTGGAACAACTATTAATGCATGGAGTGGTATTACTAGTTCTAATATATTCCAACTAGAGTCTAACCGAAATCTTTTTGCAGTTCCTATCAGTAAGGATATCCTTGGTATTGCAACAGTTCGTGTTGGTATTGACAGTATTTCTGGAGAATATGTAGGGGTTAATAGTGAGGCAGGTGGTCTTCTTTACTTTACTAATTCAGTTGGTCTCGGTAGTTACCACAGTTTTAAAACTAATATATCATCAGTATTAAGTAGTAGATTTTCTAAAAATGTTGTTACTGTTTCTACTGCAAGTACTCATGGCATAAGACCTGGTGATAGAATTACTAACGACGTAAACCCAACCACAACTACAGAAATAGCAGTCATTTATGATGACTATAACCGAAGAATAATATTTGATCCAGACATTATTCAACCAGTAGGAATTAATACAGTATCTAATACATTTAATGTTCCTGAAAATAAGTATCAGATCGGTGATAAGGTTATCTACAGTTCGGTAATACCGGATCCTAGTCTTTCCAATAAAGGTCTCTACTATGTTTATGTCTTTAAGAATAATCAGATTAAATTAGTTGAGTATGCTTCTGAACTAGGGAAAGAAAACCCAACATTTGTCAATATTGGAACTGCGCATACTACAACAATCTCTAGGATCAATCCTGCGATCAAAGTTCAAAAAAATCAGAATTTGAAATTTAATCTTTCTGATGACTCTTTGTCGTTCACCAATTCTGGTGCTAAATTTGCCGCATTTGATATGTTTATCTACAGTGACTTATCGCATGCAAATAAATTCTGGACTACATCAAATTCCGATTCATTTGAAGTTACTAAATCTGGAATTGTTGGTATTGATACTGATGCAAATTTAACTCTTTACGTTAGTGAAAATATTCCTACCAATCTGTGGTATAACTTCGAGACTGATAATATTGATATCAATCTTCCCGTAAAGATGAGAAGATATACTGACACTTCAGTTTATAATAACAACCAGATTAATGTCACTGATAATAAATTTGATGGTAGTTATAACGTTGTAGGTGTAACATCTATGACTTTCGATTATAACATACCTTACAATAGAGATATTACTAATTCATACGATCCAACCACAGCAATTCTTAGTTACACTACAAATTCTTCTACTACAGTTGGTCCTATTTCTAAATTGACTATCTTGAATGGTGGTAGAGGTTACAGATCTCTTCCTGGATTTACTTCAGTAAGAAGTTCTACTGGTACTGGGGCATTAATACAACCGTCAAGCACTACTATTGGCAATATTATATCAACAAAAGTTAACTATATTGGTTTTGGTTATCCATCTGACACAACTCTGAATGCTCCTGGCAATTTGCCAGAAATTTTGAGAATTGAACCTTTGGCATCATTTGATTCTATTGGCATTAGTTCAGCTGGTTTGAATTATTACGAGGCTCCTGAACTGGTTGTAGTTGATGGAGCATCAAAACTACAAATAACGGATGTAAAACTGGATTATGAGTTAGATGATACCGAAGTTACTATTGTAGACAACACTATCTCACTGAACAATGTCACTCCAGAAATTATTCCTATCAATAATTCAAATGGATTCAGTATTAGTTCTATTACTTATAACTCTGTATCAAAAATTGTAAGACTATCACTATCTAAGCAGTTCAGTGATCCTCAAGACTGGCCATTTAAGGTTGGTGAGACCGTAATTGTTGAAAATATTGCGATTGGTTTTAATACTACAGGAAAAGGTTATAATTCGGAGAATTATGATTACGCATTATTCACTCTAACTGCAACTGATAGTAATCTTGGTGGATCTGGTTCATATATTGAATATGATCTTTCAGATTATCTTAGTGATGGAGAATCTCCCGGTGAAGTAACAACTTTTGCAGTAGGAAAAGTAACTCCAAAGACATATTTTCCAATCTTTGATATTAAACTCAAAATTTCTAATTTCTTTGATGGGGAAAAGGTCTCAAATGACGAGAGTGTGGGTGTAGTAGAGAGATGGGATCCGGTTAGTGAGTATTTGTTCATCTCTACTAATTCAGATTTCGAAGTTGGTAGTATCATTGAGTCCGAAACCTCTCAAATTAAGTCTAGAGTTAAATCTAAGATTGATTTTAACTCAACTATTGGTATTGGTGCAGGAACAACCTTTATTTCGGGTTGGCAATCAAATTCTGGTTTCTTGAACGACAATTTGCAAGTTATTCCCAATAATGAGTACTATCAGAACTTCTCGTATTCCCTTAAATCTAGAATTCCCTATAAAACTTGGGATGATCCAGTAAGTTCCCTCAACCATACTGCCGGTTTTGATAAATTTGCAGATTTGGTTATCGATAACAATGCTGGTAGTATTGTATCAACAAAAGAAATAACTATAGAAACGGTAGTTGATCTTATTGGTGAGGGTAGTCTGTATTGTTTCCCGGATTTTGATGGGGTAACAGAAACTACTATTGATATTGTCAATGGTAAGACTATATCCGATCAAATTGTATTCGAAAATCGAATTTTGCTAGATTACTTTGAATCTAGAGGAAATAGAGTATTAGAACTGGACGATATTAGCAATCAATTTAACAGTAATGCAAGAGATACAAAATATTCTATTGTAGACTTCTTCGACAATAAATTCTACTTCAATAAGTTCTTTACTTTAGTTCAGGATAGAGAAGTTAGAAACAGAAAACAATCTAGTATTGTTTCTGTTGCGCAAGATGGAACTAGAGGTTTTGTTAATCAATATGGTACTTTAGACACTGCAATGTCTTTGGGTTATTTTGACTATATTGGTGCAGGAACCAGTTCATGGGGTCTCACCTTCTATCCAACTCTGTTTAAGTACAATAACTATGATATTTCTTACTTCACCTTCAGTGGATTGAATGATGTAACTGGAATTGGAACTCAACAAATTGGTAATGTAGTTAAAATTTCTACTGCAAGCACTAATGTATCTGTTGCAACCACTACAAATCTGGTATCAATTTCTTCTACCTATAGAGCTGCAAAACTTCTTATTCAAATGGAAGATGCAGAAAATAACTACTATGGTAACGAACTCAATATCCTTCACGATGGAACAAATGTAACTACTCTTCAATATGGTGCAATTGACAATAAAGTTGGTCTTGCTGGTTTGCCAAGTTCTGGATTTGGAACATATAATGCATATATTTCTGGTGGACAGGTAAAAGTTGATATTATTCCTACTGTAGGAACTGCGGTTACTGCGAATGTGAGTGTCGTATCTATTGCTGACAATAGTGCTTCTGGGGTTTCTACATCAAATCTTGTAGTTACTAATCTATCATCTTATTCCAAGTCTATTGCCTCTTCAGGAACCCCTGTCGAAAATATTGTTGCTTCTTACTCATCACCATTCAATTCCGAATACTTTATAGTATCGGTAGAGGACACTACAAACAATGAGTATGAGATGTTTGAGGTAAATGTCCTTGATAATGATACTGTAAACAGAATTGTGAAATATGGTGATATTAGAACTAATGTAGGTCTTGGGACAGTTGGTGTTACGAATAGTAGTACCGAAACTCATCTTGTATATACACCAAATCCAAATATTAATGTCGAAATAAGAGCATTTGGTATTTCTCTTAAGAATTTCAACAACATTGTCGGTATTTCTTCAATTGATCTCGATAATAACATTCTATTCTCTGAATATGGAACATACACTGGTACAGAGTTCGATAAAAAGACTGCATTCAAGTTACAATCAAACAATTTAGATGTATTCCAAAGAAGTTTTGTAGGGAACAGCACTTCTATAGTTAGTACTACGAACAACCAAGTTGTTTTGGAAGATCATTTCTTCGTAACTGGTGAGAAAGTTACTTATGATTATGAAAATTCTATTCTATCAACTGCAAATGCTATTGGGATCGGAACTACAAGTGTAGCTGGAGTATCCACTGATAAACTTCCGTCTACTCTTTATATTGTCAAATATAGTGAAAAGTCTGTAGGGTTTGCAAAAAGCGCAGCAGATGCACTGAGTACAGTTCCTACCGTATTTGATCTGAGTTCTGTTGGTATTGGAACATTCCATAAAATTACCGCAACTAATCAAAATGCCAGAGCATTGTTGGCAATTGATAATATGGTTCAGTCACCTGTAACTGAGGTTAATATTGAAACACAGTTGTCTGAAAGTATTGTATTTGACGTAGATTTGATGTTGTTGGGATTACATCGTTCAGAGCAAATGATTTGCTCAAGATTGATGATGAGATTATGCTTGTTCAGAACACGGGAGTTTCTTCTGAGAATAGTCTCAAAGTTCTACGTGCACAGATGGGAACACAGGTTGCATCACATAATATAGGAACTTCAGTCAATTTGCTTGGTGGTAACTATAATATTATCGATAATACAATTCACTTTGCCTCTGCTCCATTTGGAGCAACTCCAATTGGAACTACTACAGCAGGTCCTGATAATGTGGATTGGGTTGGTGTTACCACATACTCAAGTTTCCAAGGCAGAACCTTTATGAGGAGTGGTATTCTTAATGATGACCTTGATACATATGCGACTAACTACACTTTTGATAATATTCAAAGCGGATTTAATGGTCAAAGAAAAGTCTTTACTTTGACTCAAAATGGCCAAAATTTAGTTGGATTTGCAACAAACCAGGCAATAGTATTGAATTCAAATATTCTTCAAGAACCTCTAGGTGGTCAGATAACATCTGGTGACTATAGTTTCCTTGAAGTTGCAGGTGTTACGAGTATTACATATCTCGGTGATAGTGTCTCATCTGAAGAAGATCCAAATAAGGCTTCAATTCCTAGAGGAGGAACACTTATCTCTGTTGGTTCTACTCCAGGTTTTGGTTTCCAACCATTAGTTAGTGCTGGTGCTTCAGTATTTGTCAACTCTGGGGGTACAATCAACTCAATCAGTATTGGTAATAGTGGTTCTGGTTATAGAACTGGTATTCAAACTAACGTAGGTGTCGGTATTATCACGTCATCTGTTGGGGATGTTCGAGTTATTGGTATTGGTACTGCAAATATTGTAGATGGTCATGTAGATAGTATTGACCTTTATAACCTTGGTTCTAATCTTGACTTCAACAATCCACCAGTTGTCGTTATAGACAAACCTCTTGGATACTCAAATATTCCTTTGGTCTATAGTTCTAATTCTGCATCTGGAGTTGGTACTGGTGCAAGAGTTGATATTATTGTTGGACAAGGTTCTAGTATTATCAATTTTGAAATTGTAAGTGGTGGTTTTGGTTATAATGTTGGTGATAAACTTAATATTGCTATTGGTGGAACCACAGGTGTCAAGACTGATTCAAGTCTTCCATTCATTCCGTTTGAATTAAGTGTTACCGACGTATATCGAGATACTTTTAACGGGTTTACTGTTGGAGAACTTGATGTATTTGATAGTGTTAATGAGTTGTTTGATGGGTTAGCTACAAAATTCCCTCTTAAGATTTCAAATAAACAATTTGCGATTGAATCTAAGAAAGGTTCAAACATCAATCCTGCTCAAGCACTAATCATAACAATCAATGATATTTTACAAGTTCCTGAAATTGCATATAACTTCACTGGTGGTGGTTATGTAGAATTTACAGAACCTCCTAAAAAGGGTGATACTTGTAAAATTATCTTCTATAAAGGTACTCCAGATGTTGACGTTGTTTTTGTCGATATTCTTGAGACCGTTAAAATTGGCGATACATTACAACTGAAGAATGACATCACAAAAGGTCAAACGTTTGGATTATACCAAGACCCAAGAGTAGTGACTGGTATTACCACTCTGGATACCGTAACCACTCTTGCTTATAATGGTCCTGGTGTTACTACAAATACTGCACTGATAAGACCCGTTACCTGGTGTAAGCAAACTGATGATATTACAATTGATGGTGACTTCGTAACCAAGGATAGAGTTGACCAGGAACCGTACATCTATCCTGCAGCATATCTAACATCATATGTTGGTTTCACTAGTGTCTATGGTTATGTTGATAGCATTAGACCGTTGTTTAACTCTAGTAGTGAAACAAATCTTCTAGATTATCAAGATAAGGTTGTAATTATAGACCAAGGATCTATCGACGTTGCAACTGCCACTGCATCTACTGGGGTCGGTGGAACAATCACATCATTTACTGTAAGTAATGTTGGTGCAGGTTATTCTTACTTAACAAGCCCTGTGGTGTCAGTTTCTTTGCCAGATGAACTCAATGGAACCAGAGCAACAGGTATTGCCTCAGTAATTGGTGATGGTGTAGTATCGATTTCTGTATCTAATGCAGGAACAGGATACACTCAAGCACCTAATGTTCTTATTCAACAACCTTCTGTTAGAAGAGAGAAGATTGGAATTACCTCATACTTTGGTGATTACGGTAATATCGTTGGTTATGCACATTCGGGTATCAATACTGCGTTTATTGAACTGCATATCCCAGAAGATTCGTACATGAGAGATGTATCTATTGCAGGTGTGGCAGTTACGGTCAGTCAATTGATTCCGGGTGATTTCTTTATTGTCAATGAATCAAATGTGGGTATATTTACTGACAATAACTTTGATGGAAGATATTATGTTAAGAATGCGGAAAATGTAACTAAAGATCTTTCAAGTATTGGTCTTGGTGTAACTACCATTCGAAGAATTGAGTTCACAAGTCAGGGTTATTCTTCTGGTTCCGGTGTATTCGATAATTCCCGTATTTTCGGTGAATATACGTGGGGTAAACTGCAGTTCATAAACAGAGTTCCTACAACTGCTCTAGAATTCTTCCCTGAAGGATATAGCGGATTATCATCATCACCTCTTGTACAAAGATTTCAACCTTTGAAATTCAATAATTATAATGTTTAGATAAATACAACATAGAAAAGGATTCTGTATAGAAGATGGCATACCAAGGTATTAATACGGGTTCATCTCCCAATAGTGGAACAGGTGACTCACTTATTGAAGGTGCCGAAAAGATTAACAGTAATTTTGTTGAACTTTACAACATTGTTGGTAATGGGACAACCACCTTTGTTGGTATTGTAACTCAAATTACTGCAGGTACTAATGTAAGTGTTAGTACCTCGTATGGTTCTGTCGAAATATCTGCACCTACACCATCTCAGATAACCACCACAAACTTGAATGTAAGTGGTGTTTCTACACTAGGTGCAATCTCAGTAACCGGAGCAACATCAATAACCGGTGTTACCTCAATAACTGGGGCAACATCAATAACCGGTGTTACTTCAATAACCGGTTCGGTATTGATTTCTGGTATTACTACACTTGCGAGTAGTGGTGGTATTACTACAACTGGTGGTGACCTTTATGTTGGTGGTGATTTATATGTACTAGATGATGTTGTCTATGATGAAGTTACTGGCAGAAACCTGAACATTACTGGTGTTGGTACTGTAGCAATACTGGGAG